GGATTATATTGTATGAATTATGAAGATATGACTATCATACAAAAGGACAATCAGTTGTTTTATGAGAATGGAGAAACTGGTGAGGTTTATGATTCAAATGATGTTCTACATTTCACTGGATTAACAACAGATGGTATTGAGGGATTAAGTCCGATTACACAATGTAAAAAAGCAATAGGCTGGGGAATGGCGATTGAGGAATATGGAAACACATTTTTTAAAAATGGTGCAAAATTAAGTGGTGTTTTATCAACTGACAGAAGCCTTTCAGAAACTGCAATTGATAGATTAAGACAATCATTCAACAACACATATTCACAACTTAGTGGAAGTAATCAAACAGCAATATTAGAGGAAGGATTAACATTTAAGCCAGTTGGAATTTCACCAGATCAAGCTCAGTTTTTGGCCTCTCGTACTTTCTCTTTAGAAGAGATTGGCCGAATTTGGAACATTCCACCACACATGCTTGGCGATTTATCAAAGTCAAGTTTTAATAATATTGAAATGCAAAGCCAAGAGTTTGTAACATACACTCTTTTACCTTATTTAACAAGGATAGAAAATGAGATGAATCTAAAATTATTTAGAACATCTGATGTTGGAAGGCTATTTGTAAAGTTTAATGTTGGTGGATTGCTAAGAGGAAACATAAAAGATAGAAGTGAATTTTACACAAAAATGATAAATACTGGAGTGATGAGTATTAATGAAGTGAGAGCATTAGAAGATTTAAATAAAATTGAAGATGGTGATAAACATTTTATGCAAATGAATATGACAACAATTGAAAAAATTGGAACTAATGCCAGCGAATAAATGTGATAATGGAAAATGGAAGTGGGGTGAAACTGGAGCTTGTAAATATGATTCTAAAAAACAAGCCGAAGATGATAATAGTGATTACAGAGCTGTTTCAGATATAGATTTTACACCAACAGATGGAATGGTTGCAGAGGCAAAGAAAGGCAAGGAGTGGAGAGCTGAATTTGGAAGAGGTGGAACTGAGGTTGGATTAAAGACAGCCAATATGATAATTGACAATGAACTAACTCCAGATAGAGTTACAAGAATGTATAGTTATTTACAGAGGCATGAAGTGGATAAACAAGGTGAAGGATTTAGTCCAGATGAAGATGGATTTCCAAGTGCTGGTAGAATAGCTTGGGCTTTGTGGGGTGGTGATGCAGCTGTTAAATGGAGTGAAAGAAAAAGAAATGAAATCATTGCAGAACAAGAAAAAGATGAAAGAACACAAGTAGGAGCAATGATTAGTGATGGAATTGAATTGCCTATATTTGATACTAAAGAAGAAGCTGAAGCATATGCTGAAGAAATGGGAGGCTCTGGATCACATGAACACATAGTTTATATGCCATTTGATTCTCATGATGAAATAATGGATGTAATGAATAGTAGGTCAATAAAAAAATATAATAATATGGAAAAAAGAATTTACAATATAGAAACAAGAATTGATTCAACAGATGATGGAAAAGAAATGGTTGTTGGTCATGCATCAATGTATAACACAAGAAGTGAGTTCATGGGATTCTATGAAACAATAGAAGAAGGAGCATTTACTGATGAGCTAATTAACAGTTCAGATGTTAGGGCTTTAATTAATCATGATCAAAATCTTATTCTTGCAAGAAATACATCTGGAACATTAAAATTAGAAGCTGATGCTCAAGGATTAAGATATGAGTTTGAAATGCCAGAAACATCTTATGGAAAAGATTTAGCTGTTTCAATGAAGAGAGGTGATATAACACAAAGTAGTTTTGCATTTACTGTTGAGGAAGATGATTGGACAACTGATGATAATGGGAATGATTTAAGAACTATAAAAAAGATTAAAAGATTATATGATGTTAGTCCAGTTACTTATCCAGCATATCAAGATGCTAATGATTTGACTATTGCACAAAGAGGATTGGCAGAATACAAAGAAACATTAAAGAAGGTTGATGTAATAGAAGAAGTAAAAGAAGAAAAAGATTTAGTTAGCCGTTCATTAGCAAAACTAAAGATTGAATTAAAAAAAAGAAAATAATTAAATAATTAAAATTAAAAAAATGAAAAATTCTAAAGAATTAAAAGAATTACGTTCAGATTTAATTGGTGAGCTTGAATCAATCAAGTTAGTTGCTGAAAATGAAGAACGTGATTTAACTAAAGAAGAGAATGAGAACATGGATTCTATTCTTACAAAAATTGATGACAATGATGTTGCCATCACAAGAGCTGAAAAAGTAGAAAACAATTTGAAATTAGCTGCATCATCTACTGGTGCAAAAGTTTCTTCTGTAAATACTGACAAAGCTACAAGAGGATGGAGCTTATTTAAGGCTGTTAATGAAATCAGAAATGGTGGACAATTAACTGGTTTAGAAGCTGAGATGCATCAAGAAGCTCAAAACGAAGCAAGAAAAAGTATTCAAGGAATTGGATTACCAACATTCATGACAGAAAAAAGAACAATTGATCAAGGTACATCTGCAATTGCTCCAGTAGCTGTTGGTGCTTATGTTGATAGTTTACAAGCATCTGGTCTTTATAGTAGAGTTGGTGTTCAAGATTTAGGAACTGTAGCTGCTGATACTATTCTTCCAATTGCTGGAGGATCAACTGTTGCTTGGGCAGCTGAAAATAATGCTACTGCTGATACTGGTCAAGATTTTGGGAAAGTTACTTTAACTCCAAAAAGAATAACTGGTGTTGCAAATCTTTCTAATGTTATACTTGCTCAAAATGGTCCAGCTGCTGAGGCTGCTGTAATGAGAGATATGGGAAGAAATATGGCTACTCAAATTGATGCTGCTATGTTTGCATCTGCTAATGTTGCAAATGCTCCTGGTTGCATCGTTGGAACTGCTGGAACTTTAACATTTACTGAAACAGCTGGTGCTGGAAATCTTGTTACTAACTTACAAAAAGCAATTCAAACTCTTGCAGAAGATCATGGTTTAGATGGTAATTTATCTTTTGTAAATCAATGGAATATGTATTCTGGTATTAAAAGTGGTGTTGAAGTATCTGGTGTTTATCCAGCATATGTTGATGATAGATTATTAGGATATCCTGGTTACTTTAGTTCAGCTCCAGCTACAACTGCTGGTCCTACTGGTGATGGAATGTTTGGAGATTTTTCAAGAGTTTACATGTGTTCTTTTGGACCAAGCTCAATAATGGTTGATCCATATACTAATGCAAATGCAAACGAAGTGAGATTAATAATGAACAATCACATGGATTTTGGTGTTGCAAGTGGAGCATCTTTTGTTAAATATACTTTAGACGTATAATTAATAATAATTAATTCAATAAAGGGGTGGTGGAATTACCATCATCCCTTTTTTTATAATTTAATAATATGAGAACATACCAAGTAATAACTCCAGCATCTACTTATCCAGTTTCTTTAACTGAGGCTAAATTGCATTTAAAGGTGGATATAACAACAGATGATACATTAATTACTAATTTAATTGTTGCTGCAACTCAAGTAAGTGAAGAGTACACAAATAGATTTTTTATTGATACAGTTGTTAATCAAACTTGTTCTGATTTTAAAGAGTTAAGTGAATTATTTAAAAGCAAAGTAAGTGCTGTTACTCATGTAAAATATTATGATTCTGATAATGCTCAACAAGTTTGGGCAAGTTCAAATTATGTGGTTAATAAAGAATATGAGCCATGTCAAATTAATTTAGTAGTTGATAAGAGTTTTCCAAATATTGCTGATAGAATTGATGCTGTTGAATGTAGATATACTGTTGGTTATGGTACTGCAAGTGATGTGCCAGATGTTATAAAACAAGCTATTCTTTTGACTCTCGGTAACTGGTATGAAAACAGAATGTCAGTTATTACTGGTCGCACAACAACTGAGATGCCTATGTCGGCAAAGTTTTTATTAGATACTTATAAAGTCCAGGTTGTTAGATGATGCTAATTGGACAATTAGATAGAAGAGTTTTAATTGAAACACTTGATGTTCCATCAGCAAACAGCTATGGTGAACTAACAAGAGATTATAGTCCTTTTCGTACAGTTTGGGCTTATGTGGAATGGAAGGGAGGAAGTGAAGGGACAGATCAAAGTGAAAAAATAACTGGAATGACAAAGCTCCATGTTTATATAAGAAATTTAGACATGGGTAATTTAACTTTACAATCAAGATTAACTTATGATAGTAAAAAGTATTATCCACAGGTT